TTTCTGCGACAGTTTTTGATAATCCAGTCGTTCAGAAAGTAAACCCAAGATACGTATCTTGGCTTAGAGGACTTAAAGGTGTTGAACGTGCCAGACTACTAGAAGGAAATTGGTATGTTCGTGAAACTTCGTCCACCTTTTTCCAGAGAGAATGGATAACAGAGATTTCATCTTTTGATGAAAGTGAAGTTATTGCTACAGTAAGAGCATTTGATTTTGCTTCTGAACTTGTGAGTGAAAAGAATCCTAGTCCCGACTACACTACGTCTATTCGTATGAGAAAAATGAAAGACGGTAGGTACATTATTGATGATATCCGTAGGACAAGGGTTAGATTCGGTGAGTGGACTTCATTTATCCTTGAGTGTTGTTTGGATGATCCCGATAATTCAGAAACATACCTCCCCCTAGACCCAGGCGCTGCGGCAAAGCGAGCAACAAGTATGCTTGCTATTGATCTAGCTGGTTTTGGTTTAACGGTAAGAACACTAACTACAAATAAATCAAAGTTGGATAGGTTTAGGCCATTTAGTGCTTGTGCTCAGAACGGTGGTGTTATGATCTTGATGAATTGTGGCTTTGATTTTGAAAACGATATAAAAAATGACAATACCTTCTACTACCGAGAACTTGAAGCCTTTACAGGATTAAGAAAGCGTGGAGAGAGTGGACACGATAGACAAAATTGTCGTGTATAAACTGGTTGAATTCAGGGGAACTCTGGAACAGACAATCCTGAGCCAAGCCTAGAGATAGGAAGGTGCAACGACTATTATGTAGGATCAAGTGATCCGAAGCGGCCAGCACACAAGATGTGTGAAGATATAGTCTGATCTGTATAGGGATATACAGCAGTTTCAGAAGGAAACGGGCAAAGAATAACGACCTTTGTTGAACACTATGGATTTGGTTGACGCAACATCAGATGCTTTTTATGCCCTTGCTTCAAATTACGTTGATCTTGGGTCTATAGCAAAAGGATTATCTGGTTTGTCATTAACACAGAAACTGTAACAAGAGGAGGGGTGAATGCCTCTGGAAGAATTACAAGATGACAATACCCCTCTAAGATTGTCAAAGGGACAACGTTCATTCAATGGATTGAAGGTGTTGTCTGGACAAATCCTTGAGGATTGTAATCAAGATTTACGATGGCCCTATTGTATGGAAACATACAAGATGATGTTCAAGGATGCCACAATTTCCCCTGCTTTGAATTTCATGGAAATGCAAATTGCAAAGACAGAGTGGAAAGTGAAAATCCCTGAAGGCTATGAGGAACAGCTAAAAGATAAGGCTGATTTCCTGGTGTCCTGCATGGATGATATGGAGCACACATGGAATGATTTTATCCGTCGTGCTGCAACATTCAACAGATACGGGTTTGCCCCCGTAGAGAAGGTGTATCGGAAACGATCTAAATCTTCTGGTAGCAAATACAATGATGGGCTTTATGGCCTTAGATGCCTCCCCCTCATTTCACAGGATACGGTGGATGGGTGGCAATGGACAGAGGATGGAAGATATCTCTCTGGCCTAGACCAGATGGTGAATAAGCCTGCTGGTAAGAATAAAGTGACCACATTCACGAATGAAACAGTATTTATTCCAAGGAATAAGTTTCTCCTGTTTAGGGCTGACCCACAAAAAGATAGTCCTATTGGCACAAGCCCCTTGAGTGGGGTGTATGTTGCTTGGCGTTTCAAGACAGAACTTGAAAGGTACGAAAGTACGGGAGTTGACTTTAGCTCCCTTGCGTGGTAACACGCAATAAAAAATCTACTTAATTGCTGGAAATTCTTTAGAGCCCTCATCCCACTGCGAGTCGTAAGACAAAGCCAAGGTTTGAAAAGTTGAGGGATTAGACAATCAGCAGCGAAGGCACCTAGTACCATCCCAAAATACAGTAGGAGGTACTAATGAGAAAAGAAACACATATTACTAAGAATTATCTTGTGGACGAAGATGGCAACATTTACAATGCCAAGACCGGACATAAGAAGTCACTATACATCAATCGGGATGGATATCAAGTTCTTGATATCTATGAAAATAATAAGGCAACACGATACACTGTTCACAGAATCGTTGCTATTGCTTTTATTCCAAATCCAGAAAATAAGCCCTGTGTTAATCACATTGATGGTGACAAAACGAATAATAAAGTAACCAACCTAGAGTGGGCAACCTACTCGGAAAATAATAAACATGCTTTTGAGGCCGGACTCTCTACACCGAAGAGGGGTGAATTGAACGGAAGGGCCGACATGACAGATGCTACAGCAAACCGGGTTTGCAAGATGATTGAAGAAGGTTACAGAAATAAAGAAATTTCTGAAACACTCAATATATCAAGGAGCGTAGTCAAACAAGTGAGGTCAGGAAAAACCTGGAAGCATATCTCTTGCAACTACAAACTGCAAGCCCCTGGGGTTGCAACATCCGAATCTACAGTCAGGTGGATTTGTCGAATGTTGCAGCAAGGTTACAGAAACAGAGATATTGTTAGGATGGCTACAAGCCGTAGTGTGACAAAGGATCTAGTCACAAGGATACGGTGTAGAAGGGCATTCGCAAAGATAAGCTGTGAATACAATTTCTAAATAATCTTAGTGGTACTAGGTGCAACGTTCAACGACTAGCCGCAAGGCGTAGCCCCAAGTGGGGCGAAATGGTAGACCCCTACATTGTAGGGTGAAGATATAGTCTGGACTGTGCAGAGATGTACAGAAGTTCATAGAAGAACTGGCAGTGATTAACGACCACTGTTGAACAATTTCGATCACAGGACTTACGCGGCCTTAAGGTGTTTAAGATTCCTGCACGTTACATGCAGGAAAGTGCCTCCGAAGAAGAGAAAGCCACATACGAAGTGTTTAAAGAGATGCTTCGTGGACTCCACAATGGGGAGCAAAGTGGTGTAATCATTCCCTCTGCTCTGGATCAAAATGGGAAAGAACTTTTCTCTTTTGAACTTAAATCTATTCTTGGTCAAGCACAGTTTGATCTGGACAAGATTATAACCCGTTTCAGGAAGGAGATTGTCACCGGGATTCTTTCTCCCCAATTAATTATTGGGCAGGATGGATCAGGTTCCTTTGCCCTTTCTGAGTCCCTTGAAAATATCACAGACGTTGTTGTTGGGGCTAGACTGCGTGAATTACGCGATCAGCTAAACCATGATTTGGTGAAGCAACTATTCCAAATCAACGGGTGGGACACAACAGTCATGCCCTTCTTTGATTTTGAAGAGACAAGACAACCTTCTGTTGATGATGTAGGCAAGTACATCCAACGTATTGCTGCTGCTGGAATGCTATCTAATGACGCTGCTACAGCTAATTGGATTGCCAACTATGTTGGGCTTCCTGAGCCATTTAATGACACCACAATCTCTGTTGAAGAGGTGAGAGAACAGATGACAAGTTTCACATCCAACGCGGGTGAAGGCTTGGAGACGGGGACAGTGGGAACGGGTACAGCAAAAACACTGACATCAACAGACACATCTGTGGCAAACCTGGAGAATTAAGGAGGGCGTATGAAAGATATGTTCAAAGCAAAATTGATGGCCCTTCTTAAAGAGTTTGGAATCATCAAAGACACAGCACCAAAAGAGGAAATGATTTCCTATGAAGTGGTGTATGAGCCTAATACACAAGATGCTCACGGACAGTGGATGTCAGAATCCACCCTTGAGAAAGGTTGTGAGGATTTCAACCACTATTTGAAAGAGGGTGTTGTCAAATCCAATCTATTTCACATGCAAGATACCGAGTCCTTCACAATTGTTGATACATGGATTCAGAAAGAACTTGATGTTGTTGTAGAAGGAACAGATCAGCCAATCAAGGCCGGTTCTTGGATTGCAAAACTCAAATATAACGATGAATCCCTTTGGCAATTAAAGAAGGCAGGAATTGTTGGGGGTGTGTCTATTGGTTGTAAGGGCACAGTGAATGAAGAAACAGGGGAAATCACAGAGTTGAATTTCTCTGGTGAGGACATTCCAGCAACGGAGACAGAATGACAATTATTGTAAAGACAGATAAGAAAGAGGAAAAGAAGTCTCCGCATCTTGCTCTTACGCATGAAATGCAAGGCTATTCCGCTAACAACCGTCATGTATCGCTTCTGATGAAATCAGATGTTGATCTAGACGATGAAACAAAAGAAATTCTCAAGTCCCTTTTGAATGGACAAGAAATTGAGAAACAAAGCAATAACGGCAAACGTGATTTGCTAGAACAAGCAATCAAAGACAAATTCCAGATGGATGTATACGGATGGGTTTGGCTTGAAGATTTTGATGAAAACATTGTTGTTTTCACAAATAGCGATGGGGTGTCTTACGCTGAATACAGCATTGATGCAAATGATGTTGTTACTCTAGGTGAAGCCCAATCTGCAAACAGAATCATTAGTTATTCAGATGATTCTGGTTCGGTTGTCCTCTCTACGAGTGACACTATCCAAAAGTCTGCTATCCCTGATAGCGTAAGTGATCTTATCTCTAAATCGTTTGAGAGTATTTCAAAGAACGATAAAGTGGTAGATGTTTTCAAAACAAAGTTTAATGAAGGTAAACAAGCAATGGAAGAACTCCAAAAAGCCCATGACCTACTGAAGTCTCAAGTTGACGGTCTTCAGAAAGACCTAGAAAAGGCTAATGCAGAACGTGATGCTGCTGTGCAAGCCCTTGAAGCTGTAGAAAAAGCACAACAAGAAGCCAAGGATGCACAACGTCTAGCCCAAATCACCGAGGTGGTTGGTGAAGATGCCGCTGTTGATCTGAGCAAGTCTCTACAATCCCTTGACGACGAAGCATTCACTACCGTCCTAAAGAGCCTGAAGGCTTCTAAGGAAGTTGTTGAATCTAGCGACCTGTTCAAACAAACAAGTGTACAAGGCGAAGACGGCGAGAAAGATAGCCGTGCTAAGTTCCAAGAAATGCTGAAAAGCAAGTACAACAAGCAATAATAATTTATAGGAAATAATATGCCTCTAACTACTCTAAGCCGCCGCGTGCTTTCTGATCTGGTTGTTCATGAATTTGACCCCGCAGTTGGCTACGCTCGTCAAGACCTGAATGTCACCCCTGACGGTGAAATCACTGTTGGCACCGTTGTTGTTCGTGCCAAGTCTGCCTCTAACACCGCTGCCACTGCATGGGCTGTGCTAGATGGTGCTAGTGATGTTGCAGCTACCAACGAATTCGCTATTGTTTACGGCGACCACTTTGGTTTCAATGAAGCCTTCACCCCACGCACTATTGCCTCTGGCCGTTTCAACGCTGTTGGCTTCACTGGCAAGAATGGCGGTCTGATCCTGAAGGATTGGCTGGTCAAGCAAGTGGCCCAAGATGAAGAGGGTGCTGCTCTGACAGATGCACAGTTTGCCGCTCTATGCGAACTGCTAAAAGCCCAGGGTATCATCCTAGAAACCACTCTTGGCGTTTAATTAAGTAATAAGAAATAATAATTGGAGATTTAATAAATGCCAACTATCGCAAATCCTTTCAATCCTGGCCGTGCCGTTGATCTGTCCGCAGAAATCAACCTGATCCCCAACGAGTGGGGTCTATTCCAACAACTAGGTCTGTTCACTAACGAACCAAAGGCCCATAAGTTTGTGATGATTCCTCGCACTACAGAAATTGAAGCTGTAGCTGTTGATCGCAATTGGGACGAACGTAATAGCACTGTCAAGTCCGGCGACCGTGATTTTCTGACTCTTGCCATTCCTCACTTCCCTGTTGATGATGCTGTCACCCCAAATGACGTTGACGGTGTAATCGACTACGATAGTCTCCTAGCTGGTGGTAACACCCTGGAAACTATCCCCCAAGTGATGGCCCGTAAGATGGAACACCTGCGTAAGGTTCATGCCCTCACCCTGGAAGTGGCTCGTGCCCAACTGATCCGTGATGGCTCCGTCTACGCCCCTAATGGCACCGTTGTCACCAACTTCTATACTGAGTTTGGTGTTGGCCGTGAGTCCGTCAACTTTGACCTGTCATCCACTACCATTGACCCTCTGGGTGCTGCTAACAACGCTATCGCTGCTGTTCAAGACGGTATCCTGGCTGGTGACACTGTTACTGACATTATTGCTCTGTGCAGCCCATCATTCTTCAACGCCCTGGTGAAAAACCCATTCGTTGTTGAATCCTACCGCTACTTCAATCAAGCACAAGGCACTGCTATTCTGAATCAGCGTCTCGGCACTGGCCGTGGCCTGGATAGCCGCTATCGTGTATTTGAATACGGTGGTATCACTTTCATCGAAGTACGTGGTTCTGTTGGTGGTCAGCCTTATGTTGCTGATGGTGAAGCCTATCTGCTGCCAATGGGTTCGGATATCTTCCGCACTTTCTTTGCACCAGCAAACCGCTTCAGCACTATCAACCGCACTGCAAGTGAACTGTATATGTTCCAACATATGGGTGGTAAGGATGACATCATCGAACTGATGACCGAATCCAACTTCCTGAATGTGATGACTCGCCCACAAGCAGTTATCACCCTCACTGCAAGTGATTAATTAGCCTAATAAGACAGGGAGAGGAGAGGGAGTTTTCCTCTCCCTGTTTTTGTTTGTAAGGGAGAACTTATGGATGATATCGCTCCTGAACAACAGGCAAAGATAAACATCACACGCATTCTTATCGGGGATTCTACAGGAAGCATTTTCTATCCCATTCTAACAGACGAAGAATACTTTGCTATTCTTGAACTGGAACATTGGGATGTAAAACGGGCTGCTAGACGGGCAGGTTTGAGCATTTCCATGCAATTAACCATGCTCCCCTACCGTGAACGTACGGGGGATATTGAGGTTTGGAATAATGCCTCTCTGGCCTATTATAAAGCCCTACAAGACTTCCTGGATGATTCTAGTCCCTACACCCTACCCCCAGATTTAATTCCTTATGCAGCCGGTATTAGTCGTGCTGATGTGGAAGCATCCAACTGCAATCCAGACAAGAATAGAAGCCCATTGGCTCAAATCACTCCCTGTACTGCATGGTGGACTCGGGTGGATAGATATCCAAAATGTTGTGATGATGGAACATTCATTTTTCTGAAGTGACTAAGGAATAAAGATGGTAAACTATATTAATAAAGCCGCTTGGCAAGATGCTCTTCTGAAAGAAGAAATTCTGGCTGAAGTGGGTGAAGGCGGTGGCCCTGTTGCTGCCGTAGACGTTACTGCTGATGCTGTTGAAGATGGCACTGCCACTGACGTACAAGGCATTCTAGAAGAACTGGCTGCCCGTATCAAGGCACTAGAAATCGCCGCAGAATAATAACAAGGAATTGAATATGCCACTTCCAAAAACATCAATCCCCACTTTCTTGCTTACACATAAAATTGAAATCCCTGTAGTTAGAAAGATTGGGGAGTGGGTGAAAGGAAGGTGGGTAGAATCCGAGATTCCAGAAGAATTCTCTATTGAAGGAAATGTTCAGCCTGTAAAGATGAATGAAATTTTACAGATGCCTGAAGCAGATCGTACAAGAGAATGGATTAAGGTGTATACGGCTGAATCTGTAGTTACAGCGGAAGAAGGCACTGATCCCAATTTAGCAGATGTTCTTATCTACCACGACAAGCGTTACAAAGCTATGAAGCAGAAACAATATGACATGGGGGTGCTAGATCATTTCTGTGTTTATTGTGCTAAGGAGCCTGTTACAGCGGGGTATTGATATGGCTTTCTCCCTAAAGGTTTCTGTAAAGAAAGATGACAAAGTGCTGCGTAAAATACTACGCAATTTGTCTAAGACAGGAAGCCACAATGCTGTAGAAGTGGGATGGTGGAATTCAAGACACCCCACTGGTGTTCCTGTAGCACAAGTGGCTGCGTGGAATGAGGAAGGTCATATGACAGGGATGGGAGGTTATTCGCCTCCTCGCCCATTCCTCACTATTGGTTTCATGGGGAAGTTAAAGAGATTAAAGTATTCCAAGTATATGCCCCTAGTTGCTGAGGTAGCGATGGGAAGATTATCTTGGGCTGTTTTGAATAGAACAATAGCAGAGGATATGGTGAATCTGATGAAAAAAAGTATCCTTGATTGGAACACCCCTCCCAATTCCCCACTAACCATTGCCTTGAAGGGCCACGGAGAGGTGCTGATTGATAGTGGTACACTCTACGATTCAATTAAATCCAGGGTGGTGAGAAAGACATGAAGCTAGTGGAAGTTATCAAAGACAGTATTTATGATAGCTTGGAGGCCATCTTTCGTGAATTGGATTATCCAGAAGCAAAGATTGTGTTTGCTAACGAGAATGGATTAGAGCCTACTAAGACATATTGCATTGTCAACATCCTTGACAGACAAAGGCAGGGGAGAACATCCTATTCTACATATCTTTCCAGGGATGCAGAAAGTTGGGATACAGAATTCTTCACCCTTTGCCTTAGACTTTCTTTTAATGGAAAAGAGGCAGATAGTCTTTCTTGGGATTTTGATGATGGATTGCCGGCTATCAAGCCTTTTATGGAGGAATTCCAGAAAAGAAAGCTGGGATTCTTGCGTAAAAGCAAATTGAGAAGGATTCCACAGCCACGAGAAACACAATGGGTGGATGCTTGGAATTTGGACGTAGATTTTAGCTTTGCTATTCAGTCTCGTCATGTTATGGATTGGGTGGAATTTATCACGATTAATGGTGAGGTGTTCCGTATCTATCCGGAAGAATTAGAAGAAAGAACAACAGACACAGAAGATTTCCGTACAACAGATGACGGTGATATCCGAGATGTGTATTCAATTTAAACAATAAGGAAATATAATGTCACAAATTGATCGCTTGACAAATGAATTAATTTGTGCTAGAATTTATACTTTAATAGTTTAAGGAGAATATAACATGGTAGTTGGAATCGGATTTACCAGTGAACGGTTAGTAGCAGTATCAAAGCCTTTTAAAGTGCCGGGAAACCGGAAATACTTTATAGAAGTTGAGTGCTCTCGTGGCAATAGAAAGGTTGTCCAAGAATATCATTTACGTACACGCGCAATAAAATCTTGTGGTTGTCTCAGGAGTGAAATAACCTCAAGGTTGAATCTGCATCACGGGAAGTCTGGAACAACAGAAAGTACAATCTGGCGAAACATGAAACAGCGGTGTTGTAATTCCGGTCGAGATGATTATGCCGACTATGGCGGAAGAGGCATCACCGTTTGTGATAGATGGCTTGAACCGGATGGAAAGGGCTTTCTAAATTTTCTCTCGGATATGGGAGAAAGACCCAAGGGGATGACTCTCGACAGGATAGATGTCGATGGTAATTATGAGCCTAGTAATTGTCGATGGGCCGAAAGATCAACTCAAAACCATAATAAGAGGAAAACAAACTCTGGGGAGCCAACTTCCTGTTATATGGGAGTATCTAAAGCACACGGGGATAAGTGGACTTGTAAAATAAGTAAGAATGGTAAGGCACACGTATCGCGGTTTTCCAGTGAATACGAAGCCGCCTATGAATATGATAATCTATCTGAAGAGATGTACGGTAATCGTCCCAACGGGACAAAGAAAAGAAAATAAGGAAAAATAGACTATGGCAAACATAGATAGAATTGTAGAGGTTCAGATTTCCCGTCAGACTCAGCAAATTGATATTGCCTCGTTCGATATCCCGCTGATGCTTGTACAAGTGGATGAGGCCACCATTGACATGCCCAACCGTGTAGAAACATTTACATCTCTTGAGGCTGTTGGTGGTTTCTTTGGTACAGATCACGTTGCTTACAAGATGACACAGAAATTGCTTTCTGGTGATCTTAAACCAGCAACATTCAAGATTGGTAAGGTGTCCTTTTCGTCCTTCCCTGGACAAGGAACAGCGACAGGTGTTATTGAACTGGACACCATCACTGATCCCGTCAGCTACTCCGTCACTGTTCAACCAGAGCACGGTGAGGTGGAGGTGGAAGAAGACGGCACATACGTTTATCGTGGGGATGTTGGATATTCAGGCGAAGATACTTTCACAGTGGTTGCAACAGATGACGAAGATAATGATGAAACCGTTGTTGTAGAAGTGGAAGTGGAATCCTCACTGGAAGCCCCAGAGGGGTATGCAGAAGCCCTACAGGCTGTTCTAGAGGCAGATAATGAGTGGTATGCCTTACTCTCAGACGCACGTTTTGACCAAGATATTCTAGCCCTGGCTGGTGTTATTCAAGGGCTGCGTAAGATTTATCTGACAAGCACTTCTGATATTAATGTCACCTCCACATCCTCTACCACAGATATTGGTAGCCTGTTGATGGAAGGGACATTCTCCCGTACAGCAATCATGTATTCCCCATATGCCAACGAGGATTACCCTGAATGTGCTTGGACCGGTACACAACTGATTGAAGTGCCTGGAAGCAATACTTGGGCATTCAAGCGCCTTGAAGGCATCCGTGTTGCCAAGCTGTCTGATACACAGATTCAAGCCCTAGAAAGCAAGAATGTAAATTATTACACCACTGTCAAGGGTGCCCCTATCACGCAGACAGGGAATGTTAGCAGTGGTGAGTGGATTGATATCATGATTGGTGTTGATTGGCTACAAGCACGCATTCAAGAATCCGTGTTTTATCGTCTAATCAACCGTAAGAAAATCCCAATGACAAGGGCAGGGGCCGCACTAATTGAAAGTGAAATTCGTGCTGTTCTAGGTACTGGTGTGGCTAATGGCCTCATTGCCGATGACACCCCATTCACAGTGGTTAGCCCAGACCCACTAGCAACTCCTGAACAGGAACGTGCTGCTCGTAGACTAGGGGACTTTACTTTTGCAGCGAGGCTTTCCGGCGCTGTGCACTATATCCGTGTGAACGGCATCGTTACAGTTTGATAAGTCCTTGATTTAAAAGGATTTTTATAACATTCAAGGATAATATACTATGGCAATTGCAAAAGAAGTGTTGGGTAGCTACTCCCCAGAAGACGTAGTAGTGACGCTGCACAACAGCCGGTTTTCTCACCAGATTTCCGGCTACACGGAAGGCTCCTTCTTGGAAGTGACACGTGTTGTGCCCCATGCCACTCCTTACAATGGTGCTGATGGCACCAATGCTCGTGTTGTACGGGCTGTAAAGAATGCAGACATCACCCTCACCTTACACCAGTCTGGTGAGTCTAATGACGTTCTATCCTCCCTTCTGGTGGCTGATGAGGCATCTCGTAATGGGGATGATATCTTTGCTATCACTATCAAGGACACATCAGGACGTTCAATCTTTTCGTCTGCACAGGCATATATTGGAACAACTCCAACGGCAGGCTTCTCTCCAGAAATCTCTGATCGTGCTTGGACAATCCATGCTATCAATCTGACACAACATTTTGGTGGTAATGCGCGTCTGAGTCCAGATGCACAAAATGCTCTGGAAGATTTGAATTTTGAAGTGGAAGATCGCTGGCAGATTACAGAAGACCTAACACCCTAAGAGATAAGGAGGGGTAATGAGTAATAAAGCAACACTATTTACATACTCCCCCGAAGATATCCAAGTTGCGGTGGCTGGTATTCTGAATATCACAGGCTTTGTTGAGGGGAGTTTTGTCACGATTAGTCGTGACGCTCCCCTCTTTGCTACAACAGAATCAGCAGATGGAATGGTGAGTAGAGTGAAGAGAAATAGTAATACATACACTGTATCCCTTTCTCTAATGAACACATCAGAATCAAATGATGCTCTCACCATCCTTGCAGGAATAGATCACTCCACCAGTGTAGCGAAGTTTCCCCTGTTAATCAAGGACAGTCTTGGGAGTACAGTGTTTTTTGCTACGTCTGCTTGGATTGAGAATCTTCCATCAACAGAATACTCTACAACAATTACAAACAGAAATTGGAATATTCGTTGTGCATCTTCCACCCTGTTTGTTGGTGGAAATAAAGAACCATCTGGTGGTGGTGAGGATGCAACTAAAATTCTTCTTGGGCTGGCCCCCACATTAACAAGCATCTTTTAAGGGGAACGTATGTTTTACGATGTAAAGACGTATGCCCCTGATGAAGTGTTTCTTACGTTTGGCGGGGCTACAGTGGAAGGATGGGAATCTATTACAGTGAGACGTAGTAGTTCCGAGTTTAAAACAGTGAAAGGGATTCGTGGAAAGAACACCAGAATTAGTGATCCAAACACGCATTCCACAATTGAAATTGCATGTCACCAGACAAGCATGACAAACCAAATTCTCACTCGTGTAGTGGAATTAGATGTAAACACACAAGGCGTTCGTCTTGAGGTGAGCCTTAAGGATTCTTCTGGATGGGAAGTGTTTTCATCCGAAGAAGCCTACGTTTTAAGATCAGCAGATAGAGGGTACAGAGTAGATATGGGAACAAGACTCTGGACTATTGAATGTCTGAATTCAAGATGGGGAGACGAAGGTGGGGAAGGTTTGCTTTCCAGCATCTTTGATTCCGTATCTAGTATTTTTTAAAAGGAAAGGGAAATGGCTGATAAGATTACATACGATCAGAAAGAAATTGAAGTGGGAGGTGAAACCTACCTCCTACAGGCCATGGGGGCTGAATATGGCCTCATGGTGATGGATGAACTCATGGAAAATATGGGTAATCTATCTACAAAAAGAAAAGTGGACATCCTGAAGAAGAGTGTTATCTACAAGAATAAGACGTTTGATGACCGTGGGTTCAATATTCACTTCCAAAGACGCTACGAAGATATTGGTAAGATTTTCACGGAAATCATTGAATTCAATTTCCCATTCTTCAAGGACGCAGGTGACGGCCCTTTGGAGCAGATGGACAGCCAATCCCAAGACGTTACTGTAGAAGAGTAAAAGAGGAAAGGCTAGGGGTGGATGTGGTGAACAACCTCACCCCTGAAATGAAGGCTATGCAAGCCTCATTGTCCATTGACTTTAGAATTATGCGTGTGGTGTTGGCAAGCAACAATCCAATAGAGACAATGCACAACATCAGGAATGGCAAGTATTCTGTGATTACGTTGCTCGATGTAATTGAAATCCTAGACGCTAAAGCCACTATTGAAGAATTTGAGCAGAATAGAATAAGAGCTATGGCTAATCAATCTGGAAGATAAAGTATGACAACAGTAGCACAATACTACGCCTCAGTAGGTATACAAACTGATCCTAAGTCTCTTGCTGGTGTCACAAGTTATCTGGGGAAGTTAGAAAAGCAGATTGCTGGATTTCAGGCTAGAATCAGTAGACAGAAAGCCCTACAATTAAGGTTGGGGATAGATAGTAGTGATCTTGCTAGAAAACTACAACTAGCTGTTAACAAGGCCACATCCCTAAGAACGGGGAATGCTGTTAGCATTAAACTAAATAGCTTCTCTGTTAGCCAGAGGGCTTTACGTACAGCAATTGCTAATGCTTTACCAAAGTCTGGGATGCAAGGCAGTATTCCTGTCGGGCTAAGGGTGTCTGGTGCTTCTCTATCCCTCATGCGTTCACAGATTAAAGCTGCCCTTGAGGGAACAGCAATCAATCCCAGAATCAATGCTAGAGTGAATGCCTCTGTTCGTGGAGGGGCAAGAAACACTACAGGAGGTGGAGGTTACGCAGGGAGAAACAGCACAGCTTTCTGGGGGTCAGCAGATAGGGGTGGGAGAAGCCATAATCCGTGGCATAATCCAATGATGATCGGCGGTGGGTTTGGTGCTGCATTACGTTTTGGTGCGTTCTCCCTTCCTTTTGTTGGTGGTGTCTATGGCTTGAACGCCATGAATAGGTTTGCTTCCGAACAAGTGGCACAAAACACAGCCCTGGATATGGTTAGTGATATGTCCACGCTCGGGGTGACGGGGGACCAGAACAGGGCTTTCTTGAGGAAACTTGCTCAAGAGACAGGTAAAACGTCTATGGGTATGACGCCCATCTACACACAGATGTTAGCCGCCAGCCAAGGAACGGAATTAGAATCAAAGATGCCTAAAATGTTTTCTGGCATCATGAAATACGCTTCCACTATGGGATTGGGGGAAGAGAGTATTAAACGTGCCATGACAGGCTTCCAGCAAATGATTGGTAAGCGAACAATCATGGCCGAAGAGTTGAAGGGGCAGGTGGGTGAACACATCCCAACAGTAATCCCCCTGATGGCTAAAGCCATGGGGGTAGATGTCAAAACTTTGTTCAAAATGATGGCTGATGGGAAGCTAGACCCCATGGAAGCCTTACCAAAGCTGGCAGCATTAATGGAAGAGATGTCTGGTCCAGCGATGGCTAAATACCAACAGTCTCTCCCCTATAAGCAAGGAAGATTCCAAGAGCAACAACAGTTGCTAATGCAAGACATCAATGATAGGGGTGGCGCAGCAGGGCTTTCTTCTATATGGGATACACTTCGACAAGTCATGTCCGACAGTCGGGATGACGCCGAGTGGATTGGTAGGTACTTTGAGAGGGGAGCACATGCGCTAAATGCTGCAATGCTCCTTCCAACAGAGTTAAAACGTTGGTTAAACGGCGAAACAGATGTAAGGAATTTCTGGCAGGATATGTTCGGGGATGCGGATAGCAACCCCGCTGTACAGTCTGCAATGCAGGTGTACAAGGATATGAAGATAGCATTTGATTCACTAAATGAGGCTGGAGATAAATTTCTTAAATCCTTTAATTCAGGGGCTTTCTCTCCTTCATTAACAATGTGGTTGCAAGGGATCATGGAATCCCTGGCATCTTTGGCTAGAATGATGGCTGCCGTTGTTAACGGGGATTTCTCCGGCGTATCTTCTGCTTGGGCGGACTATCAGTCACGTGTAGCCACTCTTGTGTCTGAGAGGGATACAAGGCAGGGTGCAATTAACAGTGTTGTCAATGATTATGGTTCCGTTGATGCTGCCCCAGAGGGAGAGGTAGAAAGGCGGTATCAATCACTAAGCAAAAATCCAGAATCTTTTAATACAACCGAGCCTGTGTATGAACGGCCTACAATTAGTTTTGATGTATTGAGAAACCAAGGGCTAAATGCTTGGGTCAATAATGCTGGTGTTATGACTAATGACTGGCTAAGAGAAAAATTTGGTCTAGAGGCACGGAAGTATCGTGATTCCTCAATTTCTCCTGGCAATGGTCCTGTGCTACCCGGGCCTATTGATATTGGTGGAAGTTCTGTTGACATTACAAACCACAATAACTATAATATTGTCGTGGAAGGAAGTAATTCTGACGAAGCTACCGCTAAGGCTCTTGTTGATGCCCTCAACTCAGCACAACCAACGGTTCCTAAAGTAGTTCAATAAGGAGATAGAATGTCTTTAGCAATTAAATTCGGAGATTATTCTACCCCCAATCAGGACATTCGTGGAATCATCTACCTGGATGCTACAACACAATATGGAAAGAAATTCGGGGGGAGGGTCACCTCCCATCCGATTGAATCTGGTGCTAATGTTTCAGATCACTTCACTGTTCAAAACCCCAAGTTTCAAGTGAATGGGGTGATTTCTGGTGCCGATTTGTCTCCCATCCCCTCTAACATCTTTCTTGAAGATGAAGGGGTGATGAATGCTAATCAACCAGCCCAGGCAGCCACTATTGTAGATTTGAACTCTACACTACGAAAGTTTGTTCCTGATAGCTTAGGACAATTTGTTCCTAGCATGACCCCACAAGTGATTGGTGGGAATACCTCCAGGACAGACTTCAAAGAACAGGTAGAAGCCCTTCTAGAACTCATCATGTCTGGTCTGTATTTCAACGAACAAAGAAACAGATGGGAAAATCGTATGGTGCTAATCACACTGTATGAAACTATTGGTAGTTATCTGGGAAAGAGTAGAGATAATCTGGTATTGACAGACTATAACGTTCGTGAAACTGTTGAGACAGGGAATGGTTTGTTTCTTGAGTTGGCATTTGAACAAGTGAGGTTTGCTACGTCTGAAAAGGCAGAGGCACCAAAGCCAGCCAAGGGATCAGATACTGCGAAAAAAGCAGAGAGTTCCCAAAACAAAGGAACAGCTAAGACAGAGACAATACCTCCGCCTGAAACAGATTATGGCGGGGATATGTGGAATGGCACTGGCCCAGATGACAGAAAGTGGGCCACAACTGAAGCAGAATTGGCAGGATTCTAAGGGGATAATATGGATGAAGAACTAGAACAATACGTTAGCCCCTACACCTACCTCACCCTCCCTCTGTACCAGAATTCAGATTACTACTACATTGTTCCACTAGAAGGGATTGCATACAAGATTCGCCTCTACTACAACGTAAGGATTAAAGTGTGGATGATGGATATTCGTTATGCAGACAACACACCAATCTTTCTTGGAATCAAGGTTATTCCAAATTATCCAATGCTAATAGATCATGAGATGCCTTTTTCTGGCTTCTTTGTTCTATCGAGTGTTGGGAAAGATCAGAATGAAACGATTAGTAATCCGTTTGAAATCTGGAAGTATTACAAGTTGTACTACGGGTATAGGGATTTAGAGCCACAATAAGGAGAGTTGTTTATGCCTAAGTATCTTCGCAACAGGGTGTACTCCCTGATTGTTGGTACAGAAGAAGATGCTATAGAAATAAGTAATCTTCAAATCAAGTTTACAGTGACCAAGACTAGCAATAACAGAGAAAAGAAAAATCAAGCTAGGGTGGAGATTTACAATCTGTCAGAAGAAAGACGAAAGGCTTTAGAAGATAGGTATGTCACTGTACAACTTAAGGTGGGATATGCTGATGCACTAGATCAGGGGGAGGAATTAATCTCCCTTTTTTCTGGTCAAGTGGTGGACCTACAAGTGCAGGATGGGGATGAAGGCTCCTACCGCTCAAAAAGATCAAATACAGATATCATCACCACCCTCACAGTAGATGAATACTTTAAGGAAATGAATGGACGTATCATTTCCAAAACTGTTCCCGCAGGGAAAACTGTCAAAGATGTAGTTCTGGGTGTTGTGGAAGACATGCCTGAAATCACACGGTATGAGATTGCTGGCAAAGGGGTAGAGACAGAGGTGGCGGATGGCTTTCCCATGTCTGGTACCCCAAGACAAATTCTAGATAAACTCACAAGAGCCTACAATATTGAATGGCAAGTGGATCAAAGTGTCCTCTATGTTTCAGATATTGATGGTAGTTTTTCTAAGAGTACAGAGGGTGTTCCCTTAATTGGACAATTCTCTGGCATGATTGAATCCCCACAATTCAAGAGTGAAGACCCTAAGCGTCTGAGGCTCAAAGATGAAAAGCCTGGAAGCAAAGGCAAGTCTAGCAGTAAGAATACAAAACAGAAAAAACAAACCCTCCACTTGAAGATTCTTTTGAATCCTGCTATTACAGCAGGAAGTATCATCAAAGTGGAATATGGGGATATTGATAGTTACTTTAAAGTGGATGAAGTGACACACACTGGAAGTTATGAGGATAGGGATTGGTATTCCAAATTGATCTGTTCAGCCCTTCCTCAGTAAAGGAGAAAGCATGACAAGGCAAGTGTCTCTACAAGAGGTGTTGACAAATGCGATGGATTACCATCTAGCAGATATCTACACAAGCATCCCTGGAGTTGTTGTAGGCATTCATTCTGATCTTTCTGGGATGAGGGTGGATGTACAGCCTTCTGTTGCTATGCGTAACGAGGACGGGGATGAGGTGGTAGATAGGCCAGCCATCATTAATGTCCCCCTACATATGCCTGTCACACAACTAGGGGGATTGACATACCCCATCAAAAAGGGAAATCCTGTTTGGCTGAATTTCAGCATGAGGGGATTGGATGTTTGGAAGAAAGGAAGAGGGGAATCACAAGCCCCCTCAGACTTGCGTAGATTCGATCTAAGCGATTGTATTGCCATCCCCGGTGTATACCCTGCGGGTGTTCCTGTTAATAGTCCTGGAAGCCGTTCTAACAGCCACAGCACAGAGGATGTTGTTCTTGTTCATAATATTGGAACAGGAAATGAGGTGGAGATTAGGCTGAAACCTAGTGGTGATGTAATCATCAATACACCAAAGAACACAATCATCAACGCAGGTGATAGTACCACTATAAATGCAGCGAATTCTGCCACAGTGAACTGTACAGATGCGGAGGTGAATAGTGAAACATTTTCTGTGAATTCAGAGGATGTAGATTTCCAGTGTGATAATTTCAATATCCAAACAGGAACATACACAATGAATGCCACAGAAGAGGCTACAGCCACGGGTGTAATGTCTCATAACGGATCATTCATCCTGAATGGAACGCCTGTCGAGGACCATGACCACGGAGGCATCGCCCCAGGCGGCAGCAGGACCAATCCTTTTGGAACATAAGGAATATTATGGATTTAAAATTAGGAAAAGACAACGATATTCTTTTTGTCAATGGGCAGTGTCCTGTCACCACAGATCGTGCAGAGGTGGTGGCACAGAGATTGCAGATTAGATTCAGAACATTCTATTCGGAGTGGTTTTTGAATGAGGAATACGGCGTCCCCTATCTTGAAAAGATTCTGGGACATAAGAAAGTTACAAAGAATGCTGTAGACATCATCATCCACGATCAAATTAGGGCAGAGAGGGGTGTAGCCTCTATTTCCTTTTTCAAGTCTGCCTATGATAGTGCAAGAAGAACATATCAATGTGAATTTAGGGTGAAGACAGGCTCAGGTGAGGAAACTGAGCCAATTAGATTTTCATTATAACAAGAATTGTAGCCTACATTTAAAGGGAACGAAATGGCAGGAATGACAGAAGAAGGGCTGGTAATTAAGAGACTCCCTGATGTATTGGAGTCTTTAAGGGGGAAGGCTACAACAATCTTTCAGGATTTAGTACAACCGGGGGATACGGTTGACACCAGTGAAAGTAGTACAATTGGCCGATATATTGGATTGATTGCAAATGAAATCAGTGATCTATGGGAAGCATCGGCAGATATTTATTGGGCTTATGACCCCAACAGTGCAGAGGGGGTTGCCCTAGACAATCTTGTAATGCTTGCTGGTATTACAAGACGAGGGGAGGAAGCCACGCAAGCAGACTTATATGTTGAAGGCAATCTGGGAGGAACCATCAACGCAGGGATGCAAGTGAGGTCTTCTTTAACAGGCAACACCTATCGTGTTACACAAGGCACCAAACTATCTGCCAGCGATACATTGGGTGTTGGGATTACAATCACTACGCCAATTACATCAGGCACCTCCACTATCTCATATCGTCCATCCAATTCGGCTGTATATCTGACGTTGAGTGTTACAAGGACAGCGGGAGAATCACAAGACGATTTCTTCAATAAGGTGGTGGATGAAGTGGCAGATAATCATCCCCTACTGACAACATATAAGAGGGATGGAATTCTATTCCTTACTGGTGCTATTGAATTTCAACTGTTTGATTTCACCATCACCACGCCAATTAATGTAGTGAAGGCTTTAGGTAGTGTGGTTGTCACTGGAACAGAGGTGGGTCCAGTGGTTGAGCCTATTAATGTAATCAATCAGATTGCTACACCCTCACTTTCTTGGGATTATGTCTGGAATCCTTTTGCTGCCAATACAGGCAGTTTCAGAGAAACAGACGAGGAATTAAGAATTCGTTTTCGTAACACGAAGTTCCAAAGAGGAACAAACGTTATTGAAGCCCTGTATACAGCCCTGTATGACCTAGATGGTGTACAGGAGGTGTTAATTATTGATAATGATACAGACACTGTAGACGACTATGGCAATCCCGGGCATAGCTTCCTTGTTCTTGTAGATGGTGGTTTGAATAGTAGCATTGCTCAGGCTATTTGGCGCAATCGTCCTGTTGGGATTCAAAGTAATGGAGATGTCTCTGTAAACATTCTAGACAGTTATGGATTCCTTCGTACAGTGAATTTTTCTCGTCCAGAGTATACACCAATCTACATGGATATTGAATTGGAAGAGTTCCCAGATTTTCCTGTTGATGGGCAAGAACAGATTAGAAATAATCTCGTAGAATATATCAACAAATTTGGTATTGGAGAAAGCATTATCTATACAAGGTTGTTCACACCAATCAACGCTGTTCCTGGTCATCAAGTGAATGTCTTGAATGTTGGAACGGATGAGGGTAGTGAAGAATTAACAAATGCTAATGTTGAGTTGGCTTACAATCAACGTCCAATCATTTCTAAAGAAAATATCCGCTTTATCTAAAAGGAGGCTAGGATATGAGTGATCCAAATCTCCTGATTCCTTTCTCAGAAACAGACTATCTTCAGAGTGCCAGAGATAAATACACAATGGCCTTTGAAGACAAATCTGTGTTTGACAAATATATTCAACTATTTGTGGAAGAGATTAAGGAATTACAAACAGCATTTAAGGAACTAAAGCAGCTTCGTACACTTGAAGAAGCCAAAGGAAAGCAACTAGATATTATTGGTGATATCGTGGGACAGCCGCGAGTGCTGATGAATGTTGATTTCTTGGAATTCTTTGGTATGGAGGGAAATCCCCGCAGTAACAGCATGGGGAGCCTGTTTAATAATCAAGGGGGTATCTTCTTTGATTTGAATAACAGAATGCAAGGAAGTGTCACACTGGACGATGAAACCTATCGTATCATGATTCGGGCTAAGATTGCCAAGAACGTGACACATGCTACACCAGAAGAGTTGATGTGGTATATCAATTATGTGTTTGGAACAGACAGCAGTTTTGCTTCTGAATCTCAGGCTGTAGTGATTCTCCTTATTTCAGAAAATCTTACACCACAACAAACAATGCTCCTTTCCTATGTGAATAGGAGTGGAGATTATGATGTGACGCTGTTTCCAAAACCTCTGGGTGTAAATATCTCCTATGGAACATATGATCCAGATAACAGCTTTGCTTTTGATGATGTATCCACCTCCAAGGGATTTGGTGATCTATCCAATTCTTCTGTAGATGGTGGCCTGTTTGCTAACCTTGTTGATGTATAAAAGGGCAATGAATGTTAATTAGTGAAATTAAAGAATTAGATAAATCCTTGCAGGACAACGATGTAATTGAAATGCAAAGTGGATTTAGTTCTTTCCGTGTAAATTTCGCAAGAATTTACTCCTGGATTAAGAACAAACTCAACCTATCTCAGGTGGCGTATACAGGAAAGTTCAGTGATCTGAAGGGTGTTCCATCTCTGCCCACAAAGAGTTACATTGATGGACAAGATGCTGCCGCTATTGAAGCATCCAAGCACTATACAGATGACAGATTGCAATTCAAGGTGGATAGGGAAGTAGGAAAGGGGCTTTCCACCAATGACTTTCGTGATAGTGATGTTACAAAGTTGGGGACTATCCAAACTGGTGCTACAAAGAACGAGACAGATGAATATCTGTTGAATCGTGCCCATCACTACGGTCCTTTGTATATTGATCCAGAAGATATTGAGATTGGTGTTGCTACAACAAGCAAGGCTGGTGTAGTGATTGTTGGAGATAACCTCTCTGTCACACCGGAGGGTGTTCTTAGTGCTGATGTACAAGATTTAGGTGCAGCAGAAATCAAGAGCCTATACGAATCCAACGCAGATACAAACGCTTTCTCTGATGCAGAGAAAGATAAGCTGTCAGGAGTAGCCCCAGAAGCCACTAAAAACGCCTCTGACGCCGATTTGCGTGATAGGGCTACACACACAGGCACCCAAGCAATTAACACCATAGAAGGGCTAGAATCGGCCCTAGAAGGCAAGGCTTCTGTTGGTGATGTAACAGAATTGGAAGAAAGCCTAGCAGATGTAGCCACCTCTGGTGAATATGATGATTTGTCTGGAAAGCCAAATTTGTCTGTGTATGCTACAACCACTTATGTAGATGATTCTATTGGGGCTATTGAATTAGATGCCTCCGAGATTAAATCTCTCTATGAAAGCAATGCTAATACAAACGCCTTCACAGACAGCGAAAAGAATAAGCTAGGTGGGATTGAATCTGGGGCAGAAGTGAATGTCCCCACAAACCTGTCTGCTACAAGAACAGCAAATCAAGTCACCATTACAAATGATAATGGAACAAATGCTGTTATCGGACAAGCTACTAGTACACAAGCTGGAGTTTTGTCCTCTTCTGATAAGGCTAAGATTGATGGCCTATCCGCAGTAGCTTCTACGGGGGATTACGGTGATCTTCTGAATACCCCTGCAAGTGCAGATGATATCCCCGAAGGTAGTGTGAATAAATACATTACACAAGCTGAGAAAGAAAAACTTTCAGGCTTGGAGGGTAGTCATTTCAAGGGACAGTTTGTTTCTCTTTCTGCTTTGAACACAGCATTCCCAACAGCAGATGTGGGGGATTACGCCTATGTTGATCTTGGGGAAGATGAAGCTGTAGTTTCTTATCTGTGGGATGATAGTGACGAACAGTGGACACAAGTGCAGGGTGCTGCTACAGAACTAACACCAGCACAGATTAAATCCCTGTACGAAAGTAACCCAGACACAAATGGGTATACAGATGCAGAGAAAAGCAAACTATCTGGTATCGAGGCTAACGCTACAGAAAATAGTTCTGATGCTTCCCTGAGAGACAGGAGCACACATACAGGGACACAGAGCGCAAGCACTATTACAGGACTTGCTGACGTTGCTACAAGTGGAGATTATGATGACTTGGATAATCTTCCAACATTGTTCTCTGGGAATTATAATGACTTGAGCAATAAGCCAACAATTCCAGATGCACAAGTTAATAGTGATTGGAATGCTACAAATGGTGTGGCTCAGATTCTGAATAAGCCAACATTAGGCTCTGCTGCAAGTGCAGACTCTATAGATTTTGCCACAAGTGCTCAAGGGGCTAAAGCAGATACGGCTATCCAGTCTATCGTTGCTGGGACAAATATCACCGTGGACGATACAGACCCACTCAATCCTGTAGTAAGTGCTACAGGCGGGGGAGGCTCCTCTGGGGATATGCAATCCTCTGTGTATGACCCTAATGGTGTTGAGGCTGATGTTTTTGATATCCTCAATAGCTATATGCCCTACGGGCCTCGTGTTAGTGTTTCCGGGGAATACTACATCCCAACAGTCACTAACCCCACTTCAGGAGAAATCACTGGTGGGTTGAGAACAGATAATACACTTAATGCTCCAACATCTTCCTCTGCACACAATCTTGTTATGCGGGATAGTACGGGGCAGATACAAACAGTGTTAACACCCACTAATGCGGAGCATGTAGCATCTAAGAAATATGTAGATGATGCTGTAGCCAGTGCAGGAGGCGGAGGGGGTGCTAGTGGGCATTCTCTGATCGTTACAGATGATTCCGGTGACATCCTGGTGTCAGATGGCACGGGGCTAACGGGTGTAAATTCTATCCGTAGTGCTGATGCCGGGAATGACAAAGCAATTGGGGACGAATCTGTTGCAATAGGCTACTCATCCTATGCAATTGCCGAGAGGTCCCTGGCTTTGGGTGTAGATTCCTGGGCCGGAACAATGCGTTCAACAGCCGTTGGTGAAAACACCTACATTGATGGGGGGACCCGTACTGTTGCAGTAGGGAGTGGGGCATATTTACAGGATGCCAACAACTCCATTGCCATTGGTGATGGTAGCGGCATTGAAATTGAAGGTTCTGGTTATGGGAGTGTTGGGATAGGGGGCAGTTCTTTTGTTTCGAAGACTCTGGGAACCGCAATTGGTTACTCTTCAGCCGTAGGACACGAAAACTCTGTAGCATTAGGTGCGAACGCAGTCACTACAAAAGTATTTCAAGTGTCTGTTGGAAACCCCGATAGGGAAGAAACTCGGCTTATATCCAACGTCTCTACACCGGTAGACTCTACTGATGCTGCCACTAAAGGATATGTAGACACTGCTATAGCAAACTCTGGCGGGGGTTCTTCAGGATACACCCTTATTTCTAGAGATAATAGTGGTAATATTGCAGAAGTAGCTGACACTGCTTTCTCAGGTAATGGGGTTGTTAGGAGTAGTAATGCCAATCCCTCGGCCACAATAGGAAACAACTCAACAGGCATTGGTAATCTTGCATATGCAAAGTCTGCTAATGGGGTAGCAGTAGGCTATAATGCCGGGATTGAAGTAAACTCCAATGGATCAACGGCAATAGGTTATTATGCAAGAGTTTCTAATGCAAACGGTGTTGCTATAGGAATTAACTCCACGGCGAGTAGTAACTCTTCAGTGTCAATAGGTAGATATGCCGGGGCTTACAACACGAATCCTGTACTCACGGCAAATAAAACTTGTATTGGACCATATAGTTCCAACACCCGAGAAGATACTACACATGAAGTAGCCATAGGTAGACGCACCACAAATGGCGGCACCCTAACACCCACTCTCCTCACAGGTGTGGCCGACCCAGAGCAACCTAATGACGCAGCTAACAAACAATATGTCGATGCCCTCCTATCCCCTGCACAGCGTACAGCAATTAATGCGCTTGTAGCAGGGACATCAACACTGGAAGACTTGATTAACGCCTTACAAGCAACATAATGGGGGAGGCATAAAGCCTCTCCCATTTCAGGGAACAGAATAAAGAAAGGAAAATGAATGGCTTTACAGTTCCGTGATTATTTCTCCTACACTTATTTTTTCTAGGATAAGGTTGGAACGATAAAGAATTGCGTTGGCTACATCACGAACACGTTTCACAACTATACCTCCTATTGCTGTTTCAGATAGGAAAGGATAACACAACAAGAAAGGGAAATCAAGAAGATGCTTTATTCAAAACCACAGATGCTTAATGTTATCTGGTCTTCTGGGGGAGATAAGGTGGCCCCAGATACAGCAAAGTATAATACGGGGTGGCTTGCAGAAATCCCCCCAAGACAGTATTTTAATTTCATTGATTGGAAGCAAGACCAGTGGGCAGCATATTCCAATCAGATTGGTATCCCAGAGTGGGATAATGAAACAGAATATCAAGCAGACAAATCTGTTGTTCAGGGGAGTAACGGGACAATCTACCAATGTCTAGTAACAGGGACTAATTTTGATCCTGTCAGCGACATCTCTAGTAGATGGCGTAGAGTGGCTATTGAAGAAGCCCCTGTGAATGGCCTACAATACATCCGCAGAAACGGGCAATGGCAACAGATTGATAGTAGTGCATTTGCCCCTGCTGTCCACACACATACAATTGCACAGGTGGATGGCCTACAGAATGCTCTCAACAACAAGTTGAATATTACAGGAAGCAACCCGACACTGAATTCCATTACAACAACCATGACCCTGGATTTATCCTCTCCCACAGCATCTACATCTTTTGTCCGGGGAGTGGTGAACGGAGTAAACAACTGGTACGTAGGTAAGGGCAGTGCTTCTAGCGACGATATTGCCCTTAGTTCCTATGTTCACGGAACAAGACTAACCCTACAAACTGATAGGGTGACAACCAATCAAGACATTTATGTGAACACATCACGTGTATGGCATGCGGGGAATTTCAACCCATCCAACTACGCGGCTGCCTCACACACGCACAGTTGGGGACAAATTACAGGGAAACCCTCCACGTTCCCCCCATCAAACCACTCTGCTGCCACAATCACCTCTGGCACACTGAATGGGGCACGTCTTCCAACGGGAATTGGTGGTGTTGGAACATATGCCTTAATGAGTCCAACCTCACAGGGGGCCACCAGAGCAGGTTCTAGTCTGAACTACTGTAACGCCGCAGGCAAGAATTACGGGTCTACAGCATCAGGCACTTGGCGCTGCATGGGACTTACAGCGGGGAACCATGGTGATGATGCACAGGCAGTTTCTCTCTTTGTGAGGATTTCATAATGGCTAAGAAATATGAGTGCAAGAATCCCAAGTATACCGGGGTGAATCAAATCACCCTGGACTACAATCACCCTGTTTTTGGATGGATTCCTTTTCTTGCTTGTCCAGAGGATGTTGAACTCCACGGAAGAGAAATCTATGAGATGGCAAGAAATGGGGAATTTGGTGATGTAGCCCCTCTTGATTACCAAGATAGAATCCGACAAGAAAAGAAAAGTGTACGTAGAAGTAGGGATGCTCTGTTAGAGCAGCTAGATTCGATTGTTCTCCACCCACTTCGTTGGAACAGTTTTTCAGAAGAAGAAAAGGCCGAGGTGGGGGAATATCGTCAACAACTTCTTGATATCCCCCAACAAAAAGGATTTCCGTCTGGTGTTCAATGGCCCACTCTCCCCGAGTGCCTAAAATCCAAGTAGGAAGCATATGATTAAAACATTTTTTGGTGGTGTAGCATCTGTATTGAAGTGGCTGGTGTTTATCCTCATCCTTTGGGTGGGGAAAGCAGCGGCCGTTCTTATTTCCCCTGTCGCTGCTATGTTTGTGGAAACAGATGCACAAGGGAAGCCACAGTTGCAATGGAGATGGGTGGGGACACATGATGCCCCCGCTGATGAGTGGTGGAGAGGGGGCTATTATAAAAAATCCAAGATTGCCCCCTATCTAACACAAGAACTCTATGACAATTCAGTCATCATCCAGTGGCTATGCCGCGTCTGCTGGATTTGTCGTAATCCTGCATACGCTCTAGCCCACAGCTTGGGTTATGACCAGAGAGGAATGGTTATCCATACAGAACGGGATGAAGATGTTTTGTGGGACACAGGCAAGCCTAATTTCTCTTTCTGGTGGGCTACAAATGCTCAAGGCCAGATTGGCTGGATGCTTGAATGGCAGTATTATTTTTACAAGAAGCATTGTCTTGAGGTGTATCTAGGCTGGAAGCTACACAGAAATGATCCAGATAAACGCTGTATGATTGTGGGAAGAATCACACCATTTAAATCCTACGGCTAATAGGAGAATCTTATGGCTATCATTAATTCCTCAAGCATTGCTAAGAGGATGGCAGCATACGGGCTATCTGCTGCTGCTGCCCTTTCCGGTGGCTATCTCCTTATCCCTAATGAAGGGGCTGTCCTTAATTCTTCTAATGAATATGTTGTCTATCTTGATCCTGTAGGCATCCCAACTGCGTGTTGGGGGCTGACAGGGAAAGATATGTATGGGAAACCCTTCAAAAAGGGGAATACATACACAGAACAAGAATGTACAATCATGTTTGTAGATAGGGTGAGACATTTTGAACGCGTAGTAGATAAATATGTTCGTGTCCCCTATGCTTCTGTCTATGAAAAGGCTGCCCTGATTTCTTTTGTCTATAATGTGGGGGAGGGGAATTTCTCCTCCTCCTCTTTGCTAAAAGCACTAAACAAGGGTCAACACGAAGTTGCTTGTGACGGGCTGTTAGCATGGAAATATGCCAAGAAACGGGTGTTGCCGGGGCTAGTCAAGCGTAGAGCAGAAGAAAGACAGTGGTGTCTGGGTGAAGTGCCACAAGATGTTGTAGTGACATTCAACGATATCGTAAAGATGGTGAAAGACACAAAGGAATCCTCATCAGAGGATAAGAAGGAATAAACATGGGCACATTTATTATAAACATCTTAAAGGGTGTTTTTGGTAAAGCACAGACAATCTTAATTATTCTTCTTGTTGGTGTGTGTGCATGGCTCTATTATCAAACATCATCCCTGGAAAAGGAGAGCATCCAGCAATTCAATCAGATTGTGCAGCTATCTGGTGATCTTGCAGAAGAGAGACAACGATCAGGGCATCTTGAAGCCTTGAATCAGCAGATGGATGAAATCATCCAGAAACAGCGTTCCTCTGAATTAGAACTATTAGAAAAAAGAAACGAGATACTAGCACGACTAGAAGAGATAGACAATGCCAACACTACCAAAGATGATCCTGCTGATAGCCTTGACCCTACCCTTATCCGGTTGTTGGACAGCGTTTGCGCCAGTGTCAGGGGAAAAGATTGCCCCAGTCCCAATTCCTGATTCTCTATTCTACTATCCCTGTGATCCTGTAGCCCCTGGGAAGACAAAATCCTCCTTGGCTAGAGCCTATGTAAAGAATACAACTTGCATTGGTGAGTACAAGATTACAATTGATGGTATTAAAGAATATAATGATAAGTTAAAACAACTGAAGAATGGAGAAGAAGGTGGAATGTGATTCAACAAAGCAGACAGCTACACAGCGTCTGAATAAATATCTTGAAAAGTTTGCTGTGTGGGTGGTGGGGATTGTCATCTCCCTCGGGGGATTTGTCTGGAACAAGATGGATACACAAGTGAATCATCTTGAGGAAAAGGTGGCTATCCTGTTCCAAGATAAGGTGAGTAGATCAGAGTTGAAAGAGGAGATGGCCCTCATCAGACAGCATATTGATAGAAATAATGTAGAAATGCTCTCTCGCCAGGAGCAGACAAGAAGTGACATTCTTTCACGTTTGGAGTTAATCCTGAAGTTTACAGGACCAATCAAGAAAGAATAAAGCCTCGTAGAAGCGTTTTAAAGCCCCTACAAGGCCATGAAATAGCCTCCCCTATGGGTAGGTATAGGATAATGATAAGAAGGGCTTAGAAGCCCTCTATTTGCTTATTAGCAAATTTCCCTTTCTTCGTTCCCAAGCCCCTACGCCTTAGCTGGTGTGGGGGCTTTTTCTTTTGGAGAATTAGTTTGTTTTCCTCCGTCAATAGAGGCCAGGAGGCGATGAAGCCTTGCTGCTTTCTCTACAAGCCCCTGGGAGGCTAGTTCTTTTTTCATCATCCCTACAGCATCGGCCCCTTGGGAGAGGAATTCTGCAATCCACCAATCTTCATCACTTGTGGATACAAGCATACACTTGTTGTTTTTATCATACCCGTAGATGTTCATGTGTTGTTCTCCTTGACACGTTGAAAACATCAGTGTACAGTGTGTTCGTCGTAAATGCAATAGGAGAATTTAAATGACTGACAATGATCTGCTTGGCCCCGCCGACATCCAACGTTCTGCTGAGTGTGTTCGCAAGCATTGGCCTATCGAAGCCGACCGGCGGGAGCGCGGGGAGCCTGCATTCTTCATCAATCCGAAGATCATCGACCCTGATGACGGAAAGATTGCTGGCGATATCGACAGGGCGTTGACGTGGAGCCGCGAGGCAACGAGGTCGCATTCGATGGCAGTCTACACCGCCCCACCAGCCAGCCGGACGGTGCCAAATAAAGACCACATTCTGAACATTGCTCGTGAGTGTGGGATTGAAGCCGGTGTTAAGGTGGGGTTTGATGACCTGTACAGATTCACAGAAAAGATTCTCCAAGCATGATGTGTTGTATTTGTGCAACAATGGAAAATAATGCTTGACAAACAGGAAAATATCTGCTAAAATCCTTTTTGTCAAAAACGCCGAAGAAAAGGATATATATATATATTACAATCAGGGAGGGAGGATGGGATACATTCTCTCTTCCTGATTGTGCTAGGGGGATTACAATTAGCTTGACAGGAGGGATGTCTCTGTGTTAGGCTTATGAATGTTTACATTTCTAGGAGGAAAGAATGACAATTGATTTCAGCAAGCCTGTAGAAACTGGTAATGGAGAGGACGTTGTAATCCTATCTACAGATGGCCCTAATGAAGAGTATCCAGTTGTGGGGTATGTTGAGGGAGAACTAGCCATCACCACATGGACAAAGGAGGGTGTACATGCTGTAGACCTTCCATATAGTGGGCGTGATCTACAGCAAGTGGTGTTGAAGAAATATCACATTAATGTGTTTCCCAATCCTAAGTCTCTCACTTTTTGCTCTGGTGATGTTTTTGAGTCTCTTGGGGTAGAGGGGCCTCCCATTCCGGAGGGTTGCATTGCTCGTGTGTTTGTTGATCCTGAAGAAAAGACAATCTGTGTAGAGGCTGTAGTGGGGGGCTATCGTGTTGTGAAAGATGGAACAATCAAGGAAAAGGCTGTTTCCCCTGTTGGGGGAATCATTCCTATTGAGTGGCCCAATGCCTTCCCACCACAACCATATCCTCTCCCGATCTACAATCGTGATATGGCTTATGCACAACAGGAACAAGAGTAAGAGAAATAAATGGGCTATTGGAAAGGAGAAAAAGTGGCAGTAGAAGCAAAAGAGCGTGTAGCAGATGTATTGAAGTATCCCTTCCGTGCATGTGAAGAACGTAATATCCGACAGGAAACTTGTGAACGGTATGGGGTGAGATGTGCCGTCAGCACCTCTGATGGCATCACCCCCATTGCCTACTACTTCCCCTCTTACAACAAGAAGGGGAAACTTGTTGGCTTTATGAAACAGGATGTCACAAAAGATAAGGCAGAGACAGGACACTGGACGGCTATTGGGAGTGTATCCATCAGCAACAAGCTGTTTGGGCAAGATGTGGCAGAAGGGCTAGATCGTTCCAAGAAATCCCTCATTTGTACAGAGGGGCAATGGGATTGTCTGTCTGTGTTCCAGGCAAGCAAAGATCGTCTTGTGGGGACGAAGTATGAGGGATTAGAGCCTCATGTTGTCAGCATTCCTCTTGGAACAGCAAATGCCTCTGAATCTATTCTACAGAATTTTAGTTTTGTGGAGCAATTTGGTGAATTTGTTTGTTTCTTTGATAACGATCATGCTACGCCAAAGGAAAAGAGCAAGGGGATTCTGAAAGGGGAGGAGGCTAAAGAGGCTGTTCTATCAGCTCTTGTTGGTACGAAGGTGAAATTGTTTGAGTTGGTGGTTCCCCTCCCTCACAAGGATGCTTCTGACATGCTACAGGCAGATCAAGGGGATGCTCTTGGACGGCTATTGTTTGATAAGAAGGAGTATTCCCCTGAGAAGATTATAAAATCTTCTGACATCTCCTTAGAAGAACTTTTACAGCCGAAGAAAGAGGGGGTTTATGTAGAGGATTTCCCTGAATTAATGAACAAAATTCATGGATTTAGGACGGGGGAATTGGTTGTCCTCGCCTCACCTTCGGGTTGCGGAAAGAGCACGATTACTTCGCTTTTTGCGTCTCGTTTACGGGAGGCAGGAAAGAAAGTTGGGCTTATGTTTTTGGAAGAGACAAAGCATGAAACATTCCAGCGCATGCTGGCACACTCATTAGGGATCAATTATCTCAAATTTAGAGATAATCCACTGAAATACGCCACAAGAGAAGAAATTGAAGAGGCATACAATGAGATCATTGAAAGTGACTCTTTGGTAATGATGGAACATTTTGGATCACTTCCTGTAGATGAACTTATGGGTAAGATCAGGTACATGCACCAAGTTGAGGGGTGTGATTATATTGTGCTGGATCACCTCAGTCTACTTACAAGCGGGTTACGAGTGGTGGATGAGCGTAGAGAAGTGGATTATGCAATGACTACCCTTGCAGCATATTGCGCCTCTCATGATGTGGGTATCCTAGCAGTTAGTCATATTAATCGTACAGCAGCAGAACAGTTTAAACCCCCAAAGACAAAGGAGGGGGAAGAACCAAAGCCCTATTGGGTACAGGTTACAAAAGAGATGATGCGATCTTCCTCTGCACTTGAGCAATTGTCTTGGATTGTCCTTGGACTAGAACCAAAGGTATATCCTGATCGTTCTCGCGGGGAGGTGAGACTTACTGTACTCAAAAACAGACCTTGGGGGGCACTAGGGGCATGTGACATTTTTCGTTTAGACGATAATACGTGGGATGTAATTTTGGTGGAAGAAAATGAGTTCTAAAACTGTATTTGACAAGATGCACGAGAAAGAGACTCCCCAACTCGGGGAATACATTAAGGAATTGCTTGAATATTCTGACGGTGACTTACGATGGAGAATCAGGTATCCAGAGAATCGTCAAAATAAACGGGCCAACAAGATGTGGGGAGGAAAATCGGCAGGATATATTGACAAATCTGGTTACAAGCGTGTGAGTGTAACATTTCAAGGGAAGCGATATTCTTTGTTGGCACACAGAATTGTTTGGCTTATCTGTACAGGAAATTGGCCCGAAAGGGTGATAGATCACAAGGATAGGAATAGAATGAGCAATGGAATTGAAAACTTAAGAGATGTTCCTAATATCGTAAACAATAAATCCAGGAGTAAGAGTAAGAACAACACCTCTGGAACGCAAGGTGTGCAATTCAATAGAAAGTACCATCCAGGAAGCGATACAAAATATACGGATTACTGGGTTGCTCGCTGGCCTGATGAAAAAGGGAAGCAGCGTGTGAAGCATTTTAGGATTGTCGGTGATGGGAGTGATGCCTACGAAAAGGCATGTGCCTATCGAAAAGATAGGATTTCCGAACTAGGATATTCTCCCACACACGGAGAATGAATTTTAAAGGAGAATACTATGGGAATTTTTACATCAGCACAGGCCATTTATGGTCTCCCCTATAAGGCTCTTGTGGAAGAACTGTCAGACGAGCAGGTTGACGAAATCCACGAAATGTTGGATAATGCTGAGATTGACTATGCCAGTCCCTATTACGACAGTGATAGGGAGGCGTGGATTGTAGGGTATAACATTGTGTGTGAAGGGGGCTATACCCCTGAACAGTGGCAAGAATGTCTGGATGGGGCTATAGAGTGTTGGGAAAACATCTATCCAGAGATTATTGCAGGAATTTTTATCACACCAGATGTAAATTAAAGGAGAAGAAATGAGTGAAGGTTGGGTGTGGGATATTGAGGCAAACGGGTTGTTGGATGCTACTACAGTAGACTACACCGCCTCACCCTACAAGCTGAAAAACGATTTCAAGATGCACTGCATTGTAGTGGTGGATAAAACTACAAAACAAGTGTATGCCTTCTACGATGGCCCTAAATACATCTTGGACGGTAGGGAATACAAGGAAGTGATTGGTGGTGTAGAATACACCCTAGAATTCTATGCCGAAGTGGAGTATACGCACCTCCCATTGAAGGACTTCCCTGCCTGGGTGGAAGCCAACTGCACACACAAAACTATTATTGCCCACAATCAGATTTCATACGACCTGCTTGCCTGCAAGGCTTACTTTGGGATGCCTTACACCATTGAGGAGGATTCATGGTGTGGTAATCCTGTAGATTTTGTAGATACACTTGTGCTATCTAAAACACTTAATCCTGATCGTTTTGGTGGGCATAGTCTTGATGTACTGTCCTCAAGTCTGGCCGTTAGGAAGGTGAATTTTAGGCCACACTTGAAGGGGCAGGATAAGTTTAAGCATTTTGCAGCAGACATGCTCTACTACAACATCTACGATTGTTTGTCAAACCTGGAAGTGTACAACTTTCTGCAACAAGAGGCTTCAGGCTGGAAGTGGGACGATGCTGTTTCCCTGGAGAAATCCGTGGCAGACATCATCACACGCCAGTCTCACAGGGGTTTTGCTTTTAACAAAGACTTGGCAGAAGAATCTATCCGGGAGTTGGATGCTTTGCTAGAGGAGCGTCGTTTACGTGTAGAGCCTCTTCTTCCAAAGAAGAAGGCCACACAGGCATTTATGAAAGAGTACATCCCACCAAAGATTCAATTTAAAAAAGATGGATCACACAGCAGTCATCTTATCAAGTGGGTGGAAAAACACGGTGGTAGTTTTGTTGATGATAGGCACGTAGATGTGTTGGGGGAGATTCGTGAGTTGCCGTTGGCGCTAGAACCGCTAGTGACCGAGGTTGAAGCTACGATTGATGACAGCACCCACATCAAGGAGTGGTTGGTGGGTCTGGGATGGAATCCTTCAGAATGGAAGGAAAAAGACCTGTCCGTAGATACAAAGAAACAGAAGTTGTCTCCCGAGAAATTTGAAGCCGCCGTAGATCGTTATGTAGCACAAACCCTCGAGTCTTCCTTCTGTACGTCTCGTTGTGAATATCTAGGGGTGAGTCCTAAAAAGTTGAAAGACAAGTTGATGTCCTTTAAACCAGGAAAGCCGGTGCGTGTACAGACAAATCCTACGTTCACTGTAGGCCAGGAAAAAGAGTTGTGTCCTGATCTTGAACGTGTATCGGAATCTTTTCCCTACGTACGGGATGTAGTGGAATATCTCACCTACAAACACCGCAGGAACAGTATTTTGGGTGGGGGCGTGTCCTGGGATGACGAGGATGAGGCGGAAAAGGGGTATATGGCTTCTGTAAGGGAGGATGGCCGTATTCCTACGCCAGCAGACACCTGTGGTGCAGCCACATCAAGAATGAAACATAAGGTGGTAGCTAACATCCCTCGTGTCACTTCTTTGTACGGACATAACATGAGGGCTTTGTTTGGGGTAGATGAGGGCTTTTTTCAGATCGGATATGACTTTGACTCTTTGGAAGCACGGGAAGAGGCACACTATTGCTGGAAGTACGAATCATCCCCGAGGGAATATTGTGATTCACTGTTAAAAGAAAAACCTTATGATGTTCATACGAGCACGGCTAAGAAGATATCCCGTATCATCAGGAAGGAATTTTCTCGTGGCCCCGCTAAGGCGGTGAAATACGCTTGTCTGCCTTTGCATACAAAGGTGCTAACTGTAGAAGGGTGGAAGGAGTACGCCGATATTGTAGAAGGCGAGGAAGTTTTAACCTTTAACAGCGAAACAGGGGTTGTTGAAAGGGATGTTGTGACAAAGAAACACTTTTTCACAGACAAAGAAGTGTTTAAGTTCTCCAACAAATTTGATAGTTTTCAGTGTACAGAAGATCACAGGTGGTATGGCTGGAGACGTAGCTCACTAAAAAATAAACCTAGAGAAAAGGTTTATGGCTTTTTTAATGCGGAGGATTTGACGACAGAGCACAATATTGTACTGACTGCACCCTATAAAGGTGGAGACTCTCCTGTCACGAAAGAAGAAGCCTTTTTTATGGGATTGCTGTTGTCTGATGGTTACTATGCTTGGTCTAAGAAGTCAGAAACCACTTCCAGTTCTTTCGGGAAAAGGAAAGAGATTCGGATGGTTTTGGCACAGGCAGAACACAAGTCGTGGCGGGAGGTGGAGTCTGCTTTGAACAACCTGGGTTTAGACTACTGGAAAGGAGAGAATAACTCGAACAATAACAGGGTGTTTCTTTATTCTGTCAAATCTGCATCAGCAAGACCTTTTATAGATCGTGTTGTTGGCTGTAGGTTGGATAAACATGATGTAGATTGGGTGAAGTGGGTGGTTTCCTTGACAAGAGAATCCTTAGAAGCCTTCTATGAGGGTTTCTATCTTGGGGACGGGGAGATGAAAAATCGCCATAAAGCAGAGGCCATCACCCAGAATGAAGGGAAGATATTTGATGCTGTAGTAACCGCAGCCCAACTTCTGGGTAGAGGCAGAATCACATTCAACTCTAAGGGAGAAGGAGAAAAATGCAAAGTCATCCGTACACAAAAGAGGAAACATATTACTTGTCAAGAGTTGAAGAAGGAATCAATGGGCATCCAAGATACTTTTTGTCTCACTACCAACAACGGTACATTTGTTATTTGGCAAGATGATTTTGTTGGCATCACTGGAAACTGTACCTATGGGGCGCAGGCATCAAAGGTTGCTAAGACTATCGGGGCAGATTTAAAGACAGGAGAAATTGTTTTTAATGCTTTCTGGGAGGCAGCAAAGCCTCTTGCAGATTTGAAGGAAAAGTTGAAGCAATATTGGGAAGGTGTTGGGAAAAAGAAATTTATTCTTGGTTTGGATGGACGTAAAGTTCCTACCCGATCTTCCCATGCTATCCTAAACAGTTTGTTCCAGAGTGCAGGCGTTATTTGTGCTAAACGTGCTATGGTGATTCATGATAAGTTGCTTAAAAACAACAATCTTGCTGTTGACTTTTTTGTTGATGACTGGAAGAATAAGGTTTTTGCACAACAACTCATAGCCTACCACGATGAGGCACAGATGGAAGTGAGTAGGAGTCTTGTCCAATTCAAGATGTTTGAAACGAAAGATCAGGCACAGGAATTTAAGGATGCACAAAATGTAGTCTGGTCTGATATCAGTGAAAGCCCTAGAGGAGGGTACTATGTTGCTTACAGTCTGCCAGGGGCACTTGCCGCACAAGCCGTACATGAGGCTGGAAGGTACTACAAACTGAATGTGGACTTGACAGCAGGATACATTGTCAATAAGGATTGGGCTGGATGCCATTAATACAATGTTGCATTTCAACAACATAAATTTCCCTTGACAAACACAAAATTCTTCTGTAGAATTCTGTTCATACACTTAACAAAGGAGAGAACATGAAAATCACCTTCAAAGAAAACACCGAAGAAAAGCCTCTTCCTCCGTTTGACTATGGAACTGTGTGGAAGGTAAGAGGTTGGCTTGATGACCTCTATGTTGCATCACACGGAGGGAGAAGTGGGGGTTTACACGTTAAAATCCTTGTAAATATTACAGGAAACTTTGGTGGCTTCTTTGATGACCCCCATAACTGTTGGGAATTATGGGATAAGGGGAATCTGGAATATGTTGGAAAAATTTCTGAGATTGTTGTAGAAAAGGCTTGACAAATCAGAAAACATGCTGTACAATGTTGTTCATTAAGGAAGGGATAGACGTATCCTAAAGTCCTCGGGAGTGTGGTAGGCTGAGGAAGAACAGAAATGTTTTTCATGCCCAAATTTTCCACAACGGGGCACAGATTTCAACTAGAAAGGAGAAGTAGATGGCTAAAAAGAAATACGATGTTCTCGTTCCTATTTATCGTGAGGCAGGGACCGATAAGCGTGGTAAGATGGAATGGTATGTTTCGTGGAAGAAGGTGGGAAAGGCAGATTCAATGCGTGAAGCAAAGAAGATTGTGAAACACCCTGTTCTTTCACTGGCAGAGTAGATTTCCGAGGCGTAGCAAATTTCCTATCTCCAAGTTAAAGGTGCCTGTGGCTACGTCCGGGCTAGAGTAGGGCTGATCGAATTTGAGTCCCGAGTGGGTGCAAAGCCTACATTACTGAGTGTTTATTGCCGGTGCGAGGCAGAATGGATATGAGTCATTGTGGGGTTTATATTAGTAGGCTTTGAAAGTAAATATGAAGGGAGAGAATAAGAATTTAAGGGAAATACCTAAGCATAAATTTAGGCGCGACAAGAATGGCTATTTCTACGCCTATGCACCATACCACACCCTGGCAAATAAGGCAGGAAAGGTGTATGAACATAGGTATGTGGTGTGGTTGCATAATCCAGATTTTGATAGAAGCCTTCATGTCCACCACAAAGATGAAGACCGGAGCAACAATTCCTACGAAAATTTGGAATTGCTTTCCTGCGAGGATCATGCTAGGAAACACCTTAGAGAAAGGATAGAAAATGGTTCAGTAGTGGTGAATGGGGTTGTATCTAAACGTGCAAGGTGGGAAGTATTTTTGTGTCCTGTATGTTTTAGTATTTTCTTTGCAGCAGAGGGTAAGAGATTGAAAAATCTACAAGGAACGGTTTGCTGTTCTTCTGAGTGCTCACATAAACTTGTAATGAAGTTTAACCCCACAAAAGAAGAATTACAAAACCTTGTGTGGGAAATGCCGACTGTGGAGGTTGCAAAAATCTATGGTGTTTCAGACAAGGCCGTGGAAAAGAGATGTAAAAAGTTTGGTATCAATAAACCCCCTAGAGGGTATTGGGCCAAGGTAAAAAGTTCTAATGCCGCCTGTTCCCCTCACGAGTCTTCTAAACTTGAGGCATAAAAGCAGAGGGGTGGAGCCGTGATGTTCGATTCATCCAGGCGGTGCCATGCAGGTAAAGTGTTTATGGATACACACTAGTCTTCCAAACTAGAATAGTCAGATCGTTACTGACTACCTGCTCCAAGATTTTATGCTACCGTAATTAAATTGGTTATAATAGCCTCCTTATAAGGGGCCTTTCCGGGATCGTTCCCCGGCGGTAGTACCACAGTTTATTATATTTTCATTGCCCATTGGGCTAATTTTGTTAAAGGAGAAGTAAATGAGCAACACTGTTAACATGAATGATATCCCCAACATCTACCGCTATGTTCTGCAAAGCAAGGATTCGGGGCACATCCACAATCAGATTTTCAACACCCGCCAAGAAGCACGAGAATTCAAGAATGAGAACCAGCGTATCATTCAACTGGCTCCTGTCAAGGTGGTGCGATAATGCTGGACACCACGAAGGTATCCAGCCGTCTCCGTCAGCTAGTAGAGGCAAGCATCATCTTTCTGTCTTGTCTGTGGGTGGTGTTGAGTCCATGCGTTTTCTTTGTGGCTACAACGGCTACAGCCCTCAACTACTACATGGCTGGTCAGTCTATTATGTTGGCTGTCTGGGGTGGTATTGTGGGAAGTACGGTGTCCTTTGGTGTCCTCCTGGTTGTGGGGCTCCTGCTAGGATACATCATCAACAAATTTAACATTGGGGATTCATTTAAAGAAGAGTCTCCCGTTCTAGGTATTTAAGGAGATAATATGGCAGTAACAAAAGTACAAGACCCCATCAATGATGTGGAACTAACCATGGTGGAGGGTGTGGTAGACCAGATTTCTTTTAAGGAGATTTCTGGTGGTCCAGATCGGTATGGTAACACTCATCGGGCAGGCGTTCGTATTGGTGATGATTGGGTGAATAACATCAACATCAAAGTGAAGGATGGTAATAGCCCTGAAATTCGTTTTAATGCTGGTAGCCAGTCCAGCCCTGATTGGGTGAGTCTGGCTGTTGGTGATAAAGTGAAGATTGTTGTTCAAGAGTCTGAATACAACGGCAAGGTTTATTTTAATGCTGGTGTAAGCAAGATCAAGCTAGTGAAGAAGGGTGAAGGCGTTGCCACAAAGACCACTTCAAGTGGTAGTGTCAAGGAGTCTTATAAGCCTTTTGATAGTAGTGGTATCGAAGTGGGTCATGCAATCAATGGTGCCCTATATCTAGCCCGGAACGGTGTGATTCACTTCACCGATGAATCCGTCGCTGAGGGCGCTAAGGTGGTACACAACATTTCTATGTCTCTAAAAGCCGAGTATGCAGCAAAGAATACGGGCATGTCTGAGAAGGATGTTGGAAGTATGGTAGGGCATGCTGTACTGAATGCTTGTCGTGATGCTGATGCTGTTGACGGTATTGAAACCTTGGCCCGAGATATCCTTGACAATGTTGTTCCTGTTGTAGCAGAATTTGTCAAGGCATCTAAGGCAGAATCTAAGGAAGAAAAGCCAGCAGCAAAGAAGACTCCTGCTAAGAAAACCCCGGCTAAAAAGACAACGACAAAGAAAGAGCCTGTAAAGGAAGCAACGCCAGAGGCTGTGGACGATGCTGACATCCCCGAGGGTGCCTTTATTGATGATGAGGATTCAATCCCGTTCTGATAAGTGATTGATTTATAAGGAGATTATCATGAATCTTTGGTTTAAGAAAGTGGGAATTGGCGTAGCCACATTCATTCTTCTTTGTTCTTTTCAAACCAGTGTGGCTAGAGAACAGCCTAGAGATTATGATGACCTCCTTATTTCTGAGGTGGAGGATATGAGTTTTTCTGAGTGGTGGCATTACCTTGTACAGATTGCATCAGAAGAGGGGGAATATGTTGATAGCAATGATAAGGACTACTTCCGAATCAACTAC